TGGAGTATGAAGAGGCAGTAGAATATATTTCTTATAACTGTCTTGGTGCTTGGATGGGTGAACTTACTCCAGTCATAGTATTACCTCTGGAGTTCTAATGTCGTTGGTTGCAAAGATTAAAGAAATGTTAAAAGAATATCAAGAAGAAAATGGAACTCTTGATGATAAAGAATATGAAAAACTATTTGTACACCTATACTTACAGCACGAAGATGAGTATTTAAAACAAAGAGTTAGTTCTATTAGATCAGACGGAAAAAGTAGGAATTATAGATGAAAGTTAGAATAAGCAAAAGAGAGTATTCAAACTATATTGAAAAAGATACAGACCTTGCACTTGCAGCAGACATGGCTATTAAAGTTATAAAGTCAAATCCAATGGTTGTTGGTGAGCCAGTTGCTGAAGTCAGTCCTGGCTGCCCTATGGGATACGCTAGTCCAAAAGTAATTTTACACTATGATATTATTAGTCCTAGTATCTTTGATAAGTTTAAGATGTTTTTAACAAAGACTTCTTTAAACGATGTTGTTAAAGAAATTAAGGGAGCAGTTTAAAATGGAATTTGAATTATATCATGAAAAAGATGCTGGACCAATAGTTCGATGGTTTGCAAATAAAATGTTAAGTATATTACACAAGGTTGAAAAGCCCTTATATGACTATGCAGATATGTATACAGCAGTATGGGACGACTATGAAGATGAAAGTGATCTTGCTGAGCCACACAACCAAATGGGTATTTTTGATAACTTAGAAACCTTGCCACAGTTTGAGCGACTAACAGAAGATTTAATTTAATGTGTGATGATGTTTATTATTATAAAGATCGTGTAAGAGAGTTAGAGTCAATCAATAGTTTTATTAAAAGTAACACTTTGCTTTCCTTGCAAAGTAAAATAGAATATGTTAGAGATGAACGAGCTAATGCTGGTCTTCCAGTACATGGAATTTCTATGGCTCTTGAAATAGTTAGGACAATGTTAAATGAAAAATAAAGAAATAAAAAAAGATGATAGAACGATTGTCTATGAAAGCAAAATGTATACTGTGGATGAATTTGTTTCTAAGTATTCACACGCACTAGCCTCTTACTTGCTTAGTAGGCAGCTTGGAGACAAGAGTAAAAAGTCACACATAGTTGATCTTGCAGTAGAGAATGCTTCTTTTGCAGAATCTTTATATATTGGAATGGATAGTTTTAGTTGATGTTTTTAACAAAGATGATTAGGTTTGCAGAAAAAATTGGCATGGATGTAGATGAACTTATGGAAATGACAGTATTAGATGCGATCATGAAAATAGAAGAAACTAGAGACATGTGGGCAGATTTAAGAAAAGAAATTGGATAGTCTTTAAGGTATAATTAAATAGTGAGTTCTTTAATAGATATAAAAGTAGTTGGTTGTGGTGGCGGTGGAATAAACGCTGTAGATAGCATGATCTTGTCTGGACTATCTGGAGTTGAATTCATTGCAGTCAATACTGACGTTCAAGCATTAATGCCAAGTTTGGCAGATGTTAAAATTGATATTGGAAGAGATAGAACTGGTGGTCTTGGTGCTGGAGCAGATCCAAATATTGGAAGACTTTCAGCAAAAGATAGCATAAATGAAATTTCTGAAGTTGTTACAGGAGCAGATGTTGTTTTTGTTACTGCTGGAATGGGTGGCGGAACTGGAACTGGGTCTGCACCTATTGTTGCCAACTGTGCTAAAAAGGCTGGAGCCCTTACTGTAGGCGTTGTAACTACCCCATTTGGGTTTGAGGGCAAGAAGCGTATGAATAATGCCTTAGAGGGAATTAATAATTTTAGTAAGGAAGTTGACACACTAATTGTTATTCCAAATGAAAATCTCATTTCTATGCTTGATCCAGATATTTCTATGGAAGAAGCCTTTAAAGAAGCTGACAATGTTTTATTAAAAGCTGTAGCAGGAGTGTCAGATTTAATTACAACCCCTGGTCAAATCAACATTGACTTTGCAGATATAAAAAGAGTTATGAAAAATGCTGGAGCAGCCTTTATGGGGATTGGGTATGCAGATGGCGAGGATCGTGCAGAGATTGCAGGTAATGAAGCAATAACCAGTCCAATTTTAGACGTAAATCTTAATGGTGCAACTGGAGTTTTGATTTCAATTGCATCATCTGGACAAATTAAAATGCAAGAAGTTAATAAGATCGCATCACTTGTTTCTGAAAAAGCCCATGAAGACGCTGACATTATATTTGGAACAGTCTTAGATGAAGATCTTGAGGATGGTATTTTAGTAACTGTTATAGCGACAGGCTTTATAAATGAATGACATTCAGTGGACCTTTGGAATCATAACTGTATATGAAGATAAGCAAAGGCTTCAAGAGATTATAGAGAGCATTCGTAATCTTAATATCCCAGAATATGAAATACTATTTGTTGGTGGTGGAGACAGCTCTGGTATTGATGGAGAAGATGTTAGAAAGATTGACTTTGATGAATCAGTTAAAGAAAGATGGATTACAAGAAAAAAGAATATACTTGTAAAAGAAGCCAAATATGACAATATAGTTTTAATGCATGACTATCATATCTTTGATAAAGACTGGTACAAAAACTTTGTTGAGTTTGGAACTGATTGGGAAATTTGTTCTTGCCCGCAATACTTAATTACTGGATCAAGAAATCCTATGGATTGGTCTCTTTGGGATAAGCCAGGTCATGGTAGAGCCTGGTCTTTAAACTATGATGACTGGTCTCAAACTCAGCACATGTATATCTCTGGTGGATTCTTTATGGTCAAGCGTCATGTAATGATTGAAGAACCACTTGATGAAAGTCTTGGATGGAACGAAGAAGAAGATGTTGAATGGTCTTATAGGGTAAGAGATAAATATGTTATGAAGTGCAATGGTAAAAGTATTGTTAGACATAACAAGTGGCATAGACATGCAGGTCCACAAAGATGAGTAATAAGTTAGTTATATTTGATTTAGATGGTGTGCTAATTGATTCAAAAGATTTACACTACAAAGCTCTTAACAATGCATTAGAAAAAGTTGATCCTAAATATAAAATATCATATCAAGAGCATCTGTCAAAATATGATGGTTTAAATACTAAGAAAAAACTTTCTATGCTTACTCAAGAAAAAGGGCTGCCACAAGACTCTCATAATAAAGTATGGAAAGATAAGCAAGAAGAAACTTTCTTAATGCTTGAAAATCTTCCAGTAAATACTAAAGCTATAAATATTATGATGTATCTAAAATCTGAAGGTTGGAAAATTGCCATAGCATCTAATAGTATTAGAGAGACTATCATAAAGTCTTTGCATGGAATCCAGGTGCTTCATTTAGTAGATTACATTGTTAGCAATGAGGATGTTTGGCATCCAAAGCCACACCCAGAAATGTACTGGAAGTGCATGGTGGCATTAGATGCATTTCCAAAAGATACAATAATTATAGAAGACTCTCACATTGGGAGGCAAGGAGCTTTGAATTCTGGAGCAAACCTGTACCCAGTTAAAGATTCCTATGATCTTAATGATACAATATTCATAGAGTTTATAGAAAAATTTGAAAAGAAAGAGAGAACTGGACAAGTGCCTTGGAAAAATAAAGAGATGAATGTCCTTATACCTATGGCTGGTGCAGGTTCAAGATTTTCACAAGCAGGTTATACATTTCCAAAGCCATTGATTGAAGTTCATGGTAAGCCAATGATCCAGGTAATTGTTGAAAATCTTAACATTGATGCACACTATATCTTCTTAGTACAAAAAGATCATTATGAAAAATATAATCTTAAGCAACTTCTTAACCTTATTGCTCCAGACTGCGACATAGTTATTGTTGATGGAATGACTGAGGGTGCTGCTTGTACAACCTTACTTGCTCAAGAGCTTATCAATAACGAAAAGCCACTTCTAATGGCTAACTCTGATCAGTATGTGGAATGGGACTCCAACGAAGCACTGTATGAGTTTGGTGCTAGCAATATAGACGGTGGAATACTTTCGTTTAAAGCAACTCATCCAAAGTGGTCTTTTGCAAAAGTTGGGGAAGATGGTTTTGTTTCAGAGGTAGCAGAAAAGAATCCAATTTCTGATAATGCAACAGTTGGTATATACTACTGGAAACACGGGTCTGATTACGTTAAGTATGCAAATCAAATGATTGATAAAAACATTAGAACTAATAATGAATTTTATGTTTGCCCTGTTTTTAATGAAGCAATTGAAGATGGAAAAAAGGTAAGATTGAAAACTATTGATAAGATGTGGGGAATTGGAACCCCTGAAGACTTAAATTACTTTTTAGAAAATAACAAGGAGATATAATGGAAAAAGGTAAGAAAGACTATTTAAAAATGCAAAACGATTACTATGATGAATATGCTGCTAAGTGGTCTTTGGATTTTAGAGATCCAGTAGTTGGATCATATGATGCTCATAATAATTGGAAAGATTATGATGAGTTTCTTTTTAAAGATTTTGACACCTCTGGCTTAGTAGCACTAGATTATGGATGTGGTCCAGGAAGAAACATTGTAAAATTTAATAGCAAGTTTGAAAGAATTGATGGAGTAGACATTTCAGATGTTAACCTAGAAAAGGCTAGAGTTAATTTACAGCATAATAATATAGAAATTCCAAACCTGTATGTAACTTCTGGAGATAATCTATCAATGATTGAAGATGATGTTTATGATGTAATGTTTGCAGTAATTTGTTTCCAGCATATTTGTGTTCACGATGTTAGATTTAACATTCTTAAAGAAGCTTACCGTGTTCTTAAAGATGGTGGAAAGCTTTGCTTCCAGATGGGATTTGGTGGAAAAGAAGGTATTCCAACGGCTGGATATTATGATAATCTTTATGATGCTGCAAGTACAAATGGTCATTCAGATGTTAGCGTTACTAATGAAGATGAGTTAATTGATGATTTAGTTAACAAAATTGGATTTAAAAATTATAAGTCTGACATTAGACCAACTGGTCCAGGAGACAATCATAAAAATTGGATTTGGGTTCAGGTTGAAAAATGATTTATATATCCCATCGTGGTAACTTAACTGGAAAGCATCATGATCTTGAAAACAGTCCAGTATATATTTATCAAGCTATAGACAAAGGTTTTGATGTAGAGGTTGATCTTCGTCATAAAGACGGACAGATATTTTTAGGTCACGAAAAGCCTCAATATTTAATAGACGATAACTTTATTGATGAATGTAGAGAAAGTTTGTGGGTTCATTGCAAAGATAAAGAGTCTTTAAAATATGCTCTTGATGAAAACTTAAACTGTTTTTTTCATAAGGCAGATGATTATACTTTAACTAGTAAGGGGTATGTTTGGGCATTCCCAGGAGTTGCAAAGGCAAACTCACAAACAATTGCAGTTCTCCCAGAACTATTTAGAACTGTAGAAGAAATGAAAGATTTAGACTATTATGGCTATTGCTCAGATATAATTGAATACATAAGGAGTAGTCACAATGTTTAAAGAGATAGATTATAACAAACACTTTGTTATTGGTACACCGCTTGTGGGATGGAAAGCAGACATGGGTGAAGAGATGTCTTGGCTAGAAAACTCAAAACAAATAATTGAAAAATTCCCGAATGCAAAATTCTTCACTGCATTAGAACTTGATACCAGAGGTTTGGAGCCTTTCGAAAGAGTTTTAAATGCACTAAAAGAAGTCAATGGAGATTTCTGGACATATACAATTAATGATATGGAGGCTCAAGTAAATTCAGGAAACAGATGGATAAGAATTGAAACTGGTAGAAATTTAATTAGAGAGTTTGCACAAAGATTTAGAAAAACTTCTGGACATCATTGGGGAGAGGATTGTACAGAAGAAAATGTTGGTATTGTAAATTATGATGCAATCTTGTATGTAGATTCAGATATAATTTTAACTGCTGAAATTATTGAAAAATTATTTGAAATAGATCATCCAATTGTTAGTGCAGATGTTCCAGTTTATGGACTAAGGGGAACTGTTGTATCTGAAAATCCAAGAATTGAAGAGCATTGGAATACAGCAGGAATGCTTTTAGTAAATTCTCCTGCATTCTATGACCTACCATGGTATCATAACTCATATTTAAACTTGAGTGACGATCCAACTTTTCAGTCTATGGCTGAAAGATTAAAAAAGAGGGTTGGA